TACAATATTCATTGTCACCAATACATAAATTGTGAAACCAATAATCAGATTCAGTTGCGTTAATACCAGAAGGTTTTCCCCAAGACTCATATTCAATACAAACATTACCTGTTTTTTGCCATAAATCTCTTTCTGATTTTACTTCTATCTTTTTATTAGTTAGCATTTCTGCTATTTTTTCTTCTCTAATTGTACCATATTGTAAGTCAAGGTCGAACTTTTTTCTATCTTTTTTAGTGGGTTTCATACCAGCTTTCTCCTATTTTATATTCTCCATTTAAAGGACATCTCATACTAAAATGTTCTCCTGCTTTAACTATAGACTCTACTCCTAGAGTACCTACTGCTTCTGCTTGAGATTCTTTAACTTGTATCTGCCATTCATCATGGATGTTAGCTACAAACTTAGCATCTAAAGTATTTAATTTAATTAAATTATCTAAAAGTTGCATAGCTTTCTTCATTACAATAGCACCTCCTCCTTGTAATAAAGTATTTAATGCAGCGTGTTCGCTTCTAACATATATTTTTCTACCATCTAATCCTTTTAAATATCCTCGTCTTGCAGCTTGTTGTACTTTAGTCGTAAGATTTTTAAGTGCAGGTAAGTTAGTAAGGAAAGTTTTCTTTAGTTTAGAACCACCTTCTTTACTCTCACCTATAATACTTCCTATCTTAGCATCACCTGCTCCATATACTAAAGCATAAATAAAAGTCTTAGCTTTATCTCTACTATCTAATCCTGCTAAGTCCTGATTAGTTGAATGAATATCACCATTAACTACTTCATGTATGTAATCTGTATCACCCATGTAATGAGCTAGTACTCTTAGTTCAAGACCACTAGCATCAATACCAACTAATTTATAACCTTCAGGTACAATCCAACAAGAACGACACTCTTTACCATAAGGACTGTAAACAGCAGGTATTTGTGCCATGTTTGGACTGTAGTGAGACATGCGACCTGTTATAGTTCCATTTGGAATAACGTGACCATGTACTCTATCATCTTTAAGTTCTTTCATCCATGAAGTTATCTGTGCTATACGCTTTTGTAATAATAAAAACTCAGCAATAAGTTTAGCTTCATGTATATGTTCAATTTTTTTAAGTGTACCTTCATCAACAATAGGTTGACCGGTAGGTGTAAATCTTTCTGGTTTCCATCCAAAGTCTGTTAAGTATTCACCAATTTGTTTACGACTACCAAGATTAAAGTCTTGTAATTCTTTTCTCATAAAAGGTGTAGTGTTATTAGTATCTACTCGTTCAGCATACTCTACATTAGTTAATCCAGATTTAGAAAGCGTTCCATCTTTCTTAAGTTTAGGAATAACTTTCTTAACATCAACCCATTTAGGTTTGAATGTCCTATGAACTTCATCTTCTACTTCTACCATTCTATCTTTTAGTTTGGCTAGTAATAGTGTAGCTTCTTTTTCATTGAATAAGAATCCAGTTTTTTCTTGGTCACTAATTATTTTAGCAACATCATGTTCTAACGAAAGACATTCATCACTAAAACCACGACCTTCATCTAATAACTTTTTGTATACAACTTCATTTAATTGTACATCCCTAGTGCAATACTCTAGCATTTCAGGTGTATAACTATCAAAGTCTTCTGGTTGTTCTTGTTTATGAAAGCCAACACGATAACCCCAAGTTTTTAAACTGTGTCCATTTTCACGAACAGGATTAAATAATCTTGACATAACTAAAGTATCTTCAATAGCACCATTGTATTTAAAATCTATTAGTCTTTCTAAGACTGGAATATCATAACCAATTATATTGTGTCCAATAAGTACATCAGCAGTTTGTAAAAACTCTTTGCCTTGTTCTAGCTGGTCAGGATTAAAAGTATGTGTAGTACCATCTAATTCTTTTGCAACTATACACCAGAGTTTAGTAGGTGTTAGCCCATCTGCTTCTATATCAAAAATAAGTTTCTTCATTATCAAATGTCTCCGAGTCTGTTACTTCATATAATCTACCACTATTATTGTCGTATTGCAAAGTACATGCTAATCCTGTGTCTCCAGTATACCTAGACTTAAGTACTCTTACTTTAGTACGACTAGCTTCTTCTGGGTCTTTAGCTTGTTGATTTCTCTCAAGAGCAATCACACAATCAGACAGCTGAGAGATACCTTGTGAGCCTTTTAAGTGTGAGAGTGATACCTCAATACCTTGCTCATGTCCTTTCTCTCCTGCAGCTCTTCTTAAGTGTGATACTAATATCATACCTACATTAGTTTCTTCAACTAAACTACGAAGTTTATTCATAAGTGTATCAATACCTCTACGTTCATCACCTTCTGATAAGATATTGACAAGCATGTGTAAGTGGTCAAGCACTACCCATTTACATTGACAACCAATAATCATATAACGAAGCTTAGAAAATATTTCATCAATATCAGTAGCTCCTAAGTGAGCATGAATAAATACTCGGTCTTTCTCAATTACTTTATCAAAGAACTCATTGAGCTGTTCAGGTGTGTACTTATCTCGTTTCTCATTAAGATATATTCTGTCATTAGCTTCAATAGATATTAAACCATCAGCAGTTCGTAACCAATTTTCTTCAAGGGCAACGATACCTACATTGTCTTTAGTATTTTTAATAAGCCAATGCTCAAGCTCTCTAGTCACCGAAGACTTACCAAGTCCTGTACCACCTGTAAGTGTTACTAACTCACCTCGTCTTAGTCCATACAGTTTCTTATTAAGACCTTCCCAAGGATAAGCAATACTTTCTTTTGTCTCACGATTTAACCAATTACTTTTTTGTGCTGATAATTCCATGATACCAGAAGGAGTATATGTTTTAGCCTCCCACCATGCTTTAGTAAACTCAGAATATTTCTTTTGTCTAAGCATATCATTAGCATCTTTGTAACCATTAGGTAGATTTATTATTTTAATCTTGCCGGGTTTTACTATACGAGCTACATTTTTAGCAGCTTCCTGTCCTGCCTTGTCATTATCAAAGCACAACACAACTGTATCAAATGCCTCAACAAACTCAATACTTTCTCGTATATCTTTAACTGCACCTGCAGCACCACGCTTAAGTGATACGACTGCATACTTGCCTTGAAATAATTCATCGACTGCCATAGCATCACATTCACCTTCTGTAATAGTTAAGTACTTACCTTTAGTATTACGATACATCTGTTCACCAAATAAACCAGTGCCTTCATATGTACCATTGCTAAAGAAACTTTTGTTATCTATAACTCTTGTTTTAGTACAAACAACTTCCGAACCATTGTAAAATGGATAGACATGTTTTTGTATTTTATCTGCATGGTCGTTAATAATTTTAACACCAAACTTAATGGCAGTTTCTTTTGATATACCTCTATCTGTTAATGCTCCATAGATACCAGAATAAGAAGTTAAGAAAGTATTATTTTCTTTAGGTTTTATTACTGGTACTTTTATGTCTCCACTTTTCTCATAGTCTGGGAAAAATGTAGAACAACTAAAACAATAAGCTGAACCATCTTCATTCATTGATACTGCATCACTACTGCCACAACTATGACAAGGTAACTTATGTTTAATAAAAGTTGTTTTATTATGTTCCATATTCTATCTCCAAATAGAAAAAGCTAGACAAGAATTAAACCCCTGCCTAGCTTTTGTTAGTTAATAATACTACTTTTCGTCAGAGGTTTCTCCTTCTTCTGTAGTATCTTGTTCGACTAAAGCTTCTGGACTATCACCAAGCAACCTTTCTAAGTTAGCTCTATGAGTAGCCGATGCAAAGCTTAAAGCCTCAGTAATGACTTCTAAACTTCCAACTTTAGAAACTATAACTTTAGCTTCGTTTAGTTTTTGTTCATCTTCAATACTGTTGATGTTGTATGATAGCATACCCTCATCATTTTTTATAGTAACTATCATTAGAATTCTTCTCCATCACTCAATAGTTCATCACCATCTTGTGATTTGTAAGCTACTAAATCAATTACTTGAACAGCTTGTAAATCTAATCCTACATAAGGACCAAACTTACCTTCACCAGAATACTCATTGTATTGTACTCTGACTTTAGAGCCATTCCCAACAGCAACATTTAACTCTTGCTTGTCGGTATCAAGCAGTCTAGGTGCAGGTCTAACCATTCCGTTAGGACCATTCACTTTCCTCTTGATTACTACAGCAGAACCTTCGTCATGCTGTTTTATTTTATGACCACGAGAAGCAAAGTCATTAGCAGTATCTTCATCAACTATTAAGTCAACTGTATATACTGGTTCGAACTTTGTGTTCGGAGTGGTTATACTTGCCCATTTTACTGAGCCTTCTAATATTGCCATATGTTTTCCTCCATTTATAGCTAATTAAAAAATTGTGAGAGTTGTGAGCTGACTACTCTCAAAGTCATGGTCTGAACCAAACCTTTGGGTTAATGGAGATAGAGGGCAGGTTACTCTTTGTTCCCTAAATTCTAATCTCAGTATACCACAGGTAAAAATAATTTACAACCCCTGTGCTATAGTTGTTTCCTCCTTTATTAAATCTTCTTGTGCTTTTCTTTCTAAATCATCTACTGCATAAATTACTTCGTTTACTACATCTATTATATTATCTTGTATTTGATTTATTTTTTCAAATCTTTTTTCTAAATAGGTTAGTCTGTAATCTAATTTTTTAATTTGATTATCATGCACTATTGTAAATGATGCACTAATAATTAACATAAAACTAACTATTAATCCTATTGTTATTTTATATATCATACGTTACCTCTTATAATTTTATAGCTAATATAACTACTATTCCTAGCAGCAATATATTAGTCATAGCTAATTCAATTCCTAAAATAGTATGATACCATATCCATCTAGTTTTGTAAGCATTATCAATATTTAATTCTTCTGGGTCTGGGTCTTCTTCCCAAGTTCCTTTATCAGGATTAGACCATAATATTTTAAATATATTTTTCATCTTCCTTGTCCTCTATATTTTTTAAAACTTCTTCGTTTGTGTTTATTCATTGTACTTGTGCCTATATTTTTTTTATTTCCTTGACTAGTTTTTTTCCCACGACTACCAGTTTTAGAAATATGAATTGTTGTTTGTTTTTTTACTGCCATTATTTATCTTCTTTATCGTAGTAATAATCTCTCAAAAACTTTTCATTGTATTTGTAATACATTTTAAAATCTTTATATTCTTTTTCGCCATATTCTCTTCTTTCTTTACAATTAGCAATAAACATTCTTTCGCAAAACTCTCTAAATTTTACTTCATCATCAGTCATTTTCTTTTCCTCGTGTTACTAAATGAGAATAAATAAGCCCTTCATCATCTATTTTATTTCTTAATTCTTTTAAAATATTTATGTTACCATTAAATTCCCATTCTTTATTATCTTTTAATCTAGTAATTTTATATATATCTGATACTATATCTAAAGCTACTAAAGTATCTATAGCTTCTGAAGAATTATTAGCCCACAATTTTAATTTATCTTTCTTATTATCTATTAAAACATTTCCTATATATTCATCTAACATTTATTATCTCCTGTAATTCCTCGTATGTATTAACATGAGGATATTTTTTTAATTTTTTTATTAACCATCTGTCTGTCATAAACGACAAGTATCTAGTATTTGCTGACATAACATATTGTTCATCAGGTACATATGTATCTACATTATTTACATTAATATCTGTAGTACTATCTTCTGGCATAATACTTTTTAACCATTGTACTTGTATTCTTTTTACTTTATTTTTTAACTTTTTATATTTAGTTCTGTTCATATTAAAAAGTATGAAAAGTAAATGATGGTTCTACTTTAAATCCTTCTGGTAAAAAGGAAACTAAATCTTTTACTTCTTCTAAAGTAAACCTAACATCTGCTGAGTTTCCTTCATCATCAGTACTTAAAATAAGTCCACGACCTGCAAACTCTCTATCATGAATAGCAAAGTATCTATTAGTATCATGAAGCAATCCTTCATCATCAACATACAATGTATTATCTTCATCTACATCAACACAATCAAATGCTCTACATTCAATAAGTGTATAAAGTTCTTTATAGTTTCCTGTAACTACAACCTCTTTTATTGTTTCATCAAAGGGATTAATTAATATACCTTTCATTTTCTTACTCCATATATTCCTGTTAATTTATCTTTAGTAGGATGTTCGGAATTTATAACACCCTCAAAAATTTCTTTAGCTATTTTACTGGACTCCTCTTTGTCTGTCAAGACTGTTATAATTTTAACATTAGATAACTTAGGTTTCCAAGTTTTCCAAAATACTTTTTCTATTGGCTCAACATCCCAAGTCCATAATATATTTTTACCATTATAATTATAACCAAATTCTAAATTATATTTTTTAATAGCCATTTTCATGTTCCAATGTCAACCTATCTTGCATAGCCATGTGTTGTAAATCATCACTAGATACTGCATCAGCACAATGTTTAGATAAAAACTCAATAACTATTTCAGCTTTAGGTCTTAGACATTCAGAATCTATATAGTTTTCATATACATATTCTATACAATCAGATTCTAAATCTGGTCTATTAGGTAATACCCAAACATTATCTACATAAGTTTGAACTTCATCCATTATATTATCGTTTGCTTCGTTACTCATTATATACTCCATCTATAATTAAATCTGATTCTGTTTCAATAACAACTCTAGCCCCACAAGAAAGAGCTGTCTTATCATTACCACTATAAGTTATTTTACTATTACCTAGTATCTGTACCTCATGACAGTAAGTATTTGTTTTACCTGCTTTAATTGTTATTACTGGGTCATTAAGATTATTTTTTTTATTAGACCTTATCACATGTTGATTAACATGTATATATTTTTTACTCATAATCTACCTCTATTAAATTCCAATCTCCATCATAATGTCTTTCATTTTCTGCCCATTTATAATCAGTACTATCACTTCCAATATAACCATCAACGTCAATAGACTTACCATTCTTTAAAAATATATAAAGCGTTGCCCATTTACCTACCTCAACTCTTTCTACATCTTCTAATTTAAAGCCTCTTGACTCTGCTATATCTTCCATATCCCAATGAAGAGTAGTAGAATAATCAGCTTCAATATTTATTATTTTATTTTTCATTTTTTGCCCTCGTTATTTTTGGTTTAACTTTTTCAGGAAAAGGTTCTTGTCCTCTCCTAATTCTTTCCATCATTTGTATATGTTCTTTCATTGTCATATTTATTTACCTCTTTAATAATCGTTATCATTGTATTTTACCATGCCTTGCTTGTCAAATTTTTTAGTTTCTTTAGATTGAATTAAAAAGATTGACATGATTGCAATGGTAAATATTATTATACAAGTCATTAGTAATACTCCATCATTCATGCTTCCTCCTTTATATGTCTTCCTTCCTCTATATATTTATCAGTATTTTCGTCATAAATATCCATAACTAGCCAATCTTCTATGTTTTCTTTTAAATTATTAATAGCTAATTCTTTTGCTTCTTCTACTGAGCAATCTATTGCCCAAATTGTAAAATCTGTGGTTATATCAACTCTAAGTTCTTGGTATTTTTTCATGCTTCCTCCTTAATATAAGTTAAACAATCGTTATCAATTAGTTCTTGTAAATAATTAATAACTTCTGCATCAGTAACTTGATAATCATTTTTATAATTATCAAACTCTAGTTCTATAATTACTTTAGTCATGCTTCCTCCTCTAAGTTATTTTCTATTATTGTTATCTGATTTTGTAAATGCTCAATGTCTTTTTGCAGTTCATTTAAATCTAATTCACAATTTAAAATATCAGCTTCACTAACAGCAATATCATCAAGCAAACAAGCAACAGATATACTTGCTTCTTTAACTGCTTCTAATAATTTCTTCATGCTTCCTCCTGTTTCTTTTGTTGTTGTTTCTCATAGTTCAAGCGTTGCCATCTATCAGCATCGCCTAGTATTCCAACTGCAATAACATTTACTAAGTCTTCTAAAGTAAAACCTTCTCGAAGAGTTACTTTAGATGTTTCATAATCGTACTCACAAATATCATAAATTGCATTTTCCATACCATCTAATATACGCATAGCATCTGCACCTTTTTGTATATCATCTGAATCAAAACTTACAAAGCTCATACTTCCTCCTTGTCGTAGCATTCTTGACATAAAAATACATGGCTAACCCTTGCTACAATTTCAGGGTTGGCACAGTAATCACAAATTATTTTATCTTCTTCATTCATTTTGTCACCTCTATTATGCGACTGCTATTAAGTTATTGTGTACTACAAAACCAGAAGTATCTTTTCTAGCTTTGCCTTTTGCTTTCAGACCAACCACTACATTCGGCTCATCTAAAAATCTTTGGTCATATTTATCTCCATCAATCACCTTTAATCCTCTGTAAAATTCAGGTAACTCCTTAGAAAATACAACTGCTATATTCATTCCTTTCTTGTTAGCTTCATCAAATAAATTAGCATACTTCATATTAGCTTCAGAGTATGACCAAGTCAAATGATAATTATCTATGCCAGATATATTCCTAGTAGGAATTTTAGTATAATCATAGAAAGTTATATCAGGAAAAGTTTCAAAGACGTTCCTACCTTGTAGCTCTTGATACTCCCATTGTATATCGGAAGTACCATTAAGTCTTACACAAGGTAGTTTTCCCAGACCTTCTGCTTTCTCCTTAAATTTATTTATTTCAAAGAATAACTGAGTCATAAAGTCTTCATAGTTATTCTGAAAGTATAGTGTCCTACGCTTTCTAGCTTCTTGAATTGCATTAGTAGTTTCTCCTTTCTTGAAGATACCACCACGACCTGCTGTATTTAAACAAGCCTCTTCACATTTAGCTATCTTTGCATAAGGACAAATAGTTTTACCACCTGCACTATCACTAGGGGATAAGTACATTACTGTAGACATATAGTTTGTATGTAATTTATCTCCCTTTAAAAGTTTAGGGCTAATCATTGTAAGTAATTTAGTTTTCATAATATCTCCATTAAATATTTAAAGAATGGTAGTTAGTAACGCAGTGGTTTAGTTCTCATTCGTTGTTTATTCTTAACCTTCTTCATCATCACCCTGTATAAAACAGTACAGACTTCCAAAGGATTTTACAAAGACGCACTTCTAACTACCAAACATTTAATCCTCGTCTTCCTCGAAATTATTTTCGTCTAAAAGTTTATCTAAAGCCATGTTAAACTTAGTAGATTTATCTAACTTTTCTCCAACATCTTTTTCCATTTTATGAATCTCCCATAAAAGATTTCTTTGGGTTCTTTCATTAAGTCTATTTAAAACTTCATGGTATTGCCTATTGTTTTCTTCGGCAACAGGTGTTGTTGGATATAGGTCTTTGAGGTGATAGGTTAGTCTAACTAAATCATAGCCACTATCTATGTAGCCGTGACTAATTAAATACTCTCGCAACTCAAGATTAGAACCATACTCAGCTTTTTCATGGTCAACCTCATCACTATTTCGCCAATAGTAATTACACTCCTCGCCTACTTTTGATAAAATGCCGTAAATAGCATTTATGTCCGATAGGTTATCAAATATTAACATATATATCTCCGTTGTGTGTTATTTATTTATTAAAAATTTAAATCTTAAAGCAATTCTTTTTAAGAAAGAAGCAGTAGTATAGATTTCAAAGTCATCTATAGCTTTAAGAGTATGTTGAACATCAAGGTTATCTGCAATTTGTAAAACTTGCATACCATTATTATCTTCACCTAAAGGTAAAGGTCTAATAAAATGCAAAGGTTTCATAGGATTAGCAAGTTGCTGATAAACAGATACTTTAGCTTTGTGAAAGCCTAAAAACGTATCACCTTTAGTTATTTCATTTCTATTTTGTACAGCTCTAACTCTTAATATATTTATACCAAGTGCATTAGCTCTATTCCAAACAGCTTGTACTGAATGAGGAGCTAACTTAATAGCTACAGTTGTTTTAGTATTGCGTTTACTATAAGTAATCTTACTCATAATTATCTCCATTATTTTATTGTTAAAAAAATTGAACAGTTTTTAATCATGTTCAGGATTAGGATTTTTCTAGTTGAGGTATCTATCCTGTACCTTCTTCATCATCATCATATTTCCATTCAGTTTTTTGAGAAATTAATCTAAAATCAATTTCATCAAAAGGTGCGAATGATTCTCGTAAAAGTTCATATGTTTTATTAGTAGTAAAAGCTCTATCATAAATTACAGTTTCAATAAAACAACCCTTTTGCAAATCTAAATATGCTTCAGTAGCAGGTGTTTTTATTTCTATAGCAAGGATTTCTTCTTCTTTTTGATTAAAAAAGTCCATAATTTTTTCTAAATCATGAATTGCGTAACTTAACAATCTAACTGTATCTGTTTTTTTCATAATATCTCCATTATGTATTAAATCATTATTAATTTTATTAAGGTTTTTCTTAGTAGAGGCTATTACCTTATGCCTTTTTAATTATTTTGCCCTCTCAAGCCCATAAATTCTAGCAACTTGGCGAGGTGCTGTCTAGTAGTTTTATAACTCCTCAGTATTTCCTATGTTTTCATTTACATAACTTTCTGCTATCATAATAGCATCAATAATTGTAATTTCTTTATCCATAATTATCTCCATAATTAATTATTTTTAAAAACTTGGTCGTGCCATGCCTAGAAATTCTAGCAAGACCAAGCCACCCTCGTCAAGCAAGTTATATAACAACTTAACTTACCAAATACTCACAGTATATACATTCACCATGTCCATACTGTAATCATTTTTAAAATCAAAAGTTGATTTAAGTATTGCATTTCTGTCTGTACCTTTTCTTTTTCCAAACAATATTTCTTTACGCTGTTTAGTTAGATTTTGCGTAGCTCTATAAGAAAAACCAAGTTGTTCTAAATACTCTTCTGCCTCCAGTAAAGTATTGAATTTAATAACATTTTTGCTGTTATTAATACTTTGTTTATACTCTTCTGCCAATAATTTATTAGCCCTTTGCTCAGAATTTGGTAAACTATTTTTGTAAATAATACCAGCTTTTTTCTGATTTTCTATTTGTGTTTTGGTTAATTTCATAATATCTCCATTAAAGTTTAATATAGATAACCTAGTGCCTAGCCCTGCCAAGCCCCTAAATCTTGACACGACCAAGCCTCGAGGTCAAGCAAGTTATATAACAGGGGCTAGATAGAATATATAATTATATACAGATTTTGTGTACCTTTTTCAAAATTATTTATGTACCTTTTAAGAATTTTAAAGTTTATACACAGCTTATGTACAAGTTATACACAGTTTATACATAACTTATTAATAGTATATTTTAAATTATCCCTCAATACTTCGCCCCATCTAATACTTTCGACTTTAACATTTAAAAAATTCCTTTTTTACTTTCTTTTTTTTAAATCTTCTTAGGGCATGGTCACCTAAACTCAAACGACTCAACTTGTTGAGCCCTTTTCGTTTGCCCCTACTAATATAAACATATCAACTGAAGTGGAATAATAAAAACTCCCAAGACTCATTAGGTCTTAGGAGTCTTTAAAGTTACTTATTCTTAGCTAAGTAAACTTTGATAGCGTCTGCATAGACTTTAGGAAGTTTTTTAACTTCGAAAAGCAATGAAGCTTCTTCATAAGAAAGTTTTCC